TCAGAGGTGCTGTTGGTGGCACTGCTCAGTTGNTCCCCGGGCCAGATCATACGCGATTTTCACAGCCTTCGGCGTGGCAGCCTCAGTTTCTGATTGACTGTCCGTGGCACTGCTCAGTTGTACGGTGCCTTTTGCCGTCAGCGAGGCAGCAGGCACTCCCGTTATCTGACTCCACGGGTGAGTGTGGCTGACGGGTGCCTTGCCGGCTGCAAGGTCGTATGCAGCCTTGACGGCTTTTGGTGTGGCGGCCAGCGTTTCAGAGGTGCTGTTGGTGGCACTGCTCAGTTGGGTGAACCCCTTAGCTGTCAGTGTCGCGTCCGGGTGGTTACGGGAACGTACGTGTTCAGCCAGTGACTGTGCGGCTTCCTCCGTTTTTTTCTTCAGCCATTTCGTCCTGTTTGCCAGTTGCCGGGGGGCTCGATTTGATATCCCGTCAGCACCACCCAGAACCGGATCTGATGTCTCCAGTTGATAGATATTTTCTTCCCACTTTTCTGTTTCATTCAGGTTTCCCATAATCAACTGCTCCCGTGGTTATAACTGCCATCATGGATGGCGGTATTGTTATAGCGAATGGCCACAGACTGATACTCCAGGCTGGCCAGATGGCAGCGGGCCGGTGCAAATGCAGCGAGCGTCTGACGCAGCATCGCGGCCTGATCGTTAGTAATGGGCTGTTTCAGAATAACGCGATAAACCGCCCAGGCGGCTGCATCTCCATGAACAAACAGTCCGTTATAGCTGCGATTGCCGTCGTAACTGAGACGACCTGTGCCTTCAATCAGATCCACTTCACCAAAGCCAAAACGGCGGATAACTTCCCGGATTGACCACGGCGTCCCTTTATACCGGTGCAGTTCGATGGCTGCTTTTATAAGCATGCGGCGAACATCGTCCGATTCCGCCAGCTCCCAGCCATCGCCAGACAGTGAGAACTGCTCGCCCAGCCATGGCAGCGCAGAACTGTCGACGATATCGACGAGAAAGACCATCAGTACGCTCAGGTCGATGTTATCCAGCCGCCCTGCCAGTCTTCCCAGCGTCCTGAGACTGATATCACCCTCAAGCGGTGGCGGGAGTTGTAATGGCTCAGTCATCAGACACTCCACTCATGTTAAGTGTGATCGCCGTACAGTTTGCCCATTCGTTTTCTGCCACCACCCTCAGTGCCGGTGTCACCAGTTCAACCTGGTACACCCCGGAAACGGACAATGCACTGATAATCTGGCTGGGGACAATATCACGCCCCAGCGTGGCGGCACGTGATGCCACCCAGTTCTGTATGGCGCTGTTAGCGGCATCTTTTACAGACCTGGCATCCTGATCACGATAGATCGTAATCCTGGCTTCAATGGTGTAATCCACCTTCACTGGTGTTTTAGCCCGCACTGTATCAGTGAGTGGCCTGACTTTCTCATCAGAGCAGAAACTCTCTACCAGCGTGAGAACACCGCCGTCCGGCAGACCGGTACTGAGCAGCGGATACAGATCTACGGTCCCGGGAACCGGGGAAAGCACAGCAACATCGACAATGTTGGGATGGGCCTGCATGGCATGAAAGCGGTATGCGCCACGGCTTCCGGCATTGGTGAATGACTCCGGGGCCAGCCTGATACGCTCCCGGAGCCTGTCATCGTCTTCCTGTTCTGAACCGCCGGAACTGGCCGTCAGATTGCTCACCAGCAGGTCGACGTTATCAATCTCATCGAGTAACTGACTGACCTGCGCAGGTTGCCAGCCGTTACCAGCGGTACCGGGTTCGGTACAGGTGGACGTGACATTGACCAGCAGCAATCCGGCCTTCAGTACCACATCTGTATCGGTGGCAAAAATAACGCTGTCGGAAGCGCTGACGCGGGTGCCTGCCGGGATCAGCACATCAATGGTCAGTGCCTCATCCACAGAGAACTGAAGTGTGGTGGTGGCAGGCTGCGCGGCAAGGCGGTATACACCAACCAGTTCTCCGAGGTAATCAATCATCGGCTCTCGTGAAAAGGCGACCAGATTCTGCTTTGCTGCCTCCTGTACCGCAACCCTGACCAGCATTTCGCGATAGGCCCACAGATCAATCAGCAGACGTTCTGCCTGTGCCGGGTACAGCGTTTTGCCGGTATCCGCTTCATACTTCGCAATCATTTCTGCCGTGATTTTGTCGGCATCGCGTTCAATAAAATCGGGTTCTGTCAGCGCCATAGCAACTCCTGAGTCCGGGTCTGTCCGTCTGAGCCTTTCCAGCTCACCCGGAGCGTAAGATGTTCGCCGTCGACGGCGGGTTTAACTGACATAAGCTGGCAGCGGGGCTCCCAGCGTCGGATGGCATCGACGGATTCGCGCACCACATGCGGAATGGCCCGGTCTACAGGCCAGTCGATATAAAGATGCAGATTGCTGCCGAACTCCGGGCGATGCGGGTCGCTGCCGCGGGGAGTCCGCAGGATAATTTGAATCGCCTGCCGGATATCATCCAGCCCCCGGACAATTTCGCCGGGAGCCTGCAGGGTCGGTTGCCAGAATACTGAGGTTGTTTTCATGGGGGCAGTATTGCCCCCGTGCGGGAACGCTGATATTAAAGGCGTTTAAAAAGCTCAGTGGGAGTGGTGGCTGGAGTTTTCGCCATCAGACAACATACTGCCCGTGGCATGGGCATTCCCTTTAATCTCGATATTGCCATGGATGGTCGCGGTAACACCTTCACCACCAGAACCCGCCATGCCTCCTTCGTAAATCAGCTTACCCCTGACACGCAGATCTCCGGTAAGTTCGGTTTCCGGTGCGTCAATCGTGGCTTTCTGTGTTTTCAATACCACATCAGCACCACACTCAATGACAATATGCTCAATGCCGCCCCGGATGATCAGAGTGTGCGTCTTCCGGTTGTAGCTGTACTCTGCACCATCAGCAAACCGGGTTCCCCGGATATTTTTGTCACTGAACGGTGGTTTATCGACGTCTGAATACACCGCGCCCAGAATAACACCATCCTCGCCGTTGGCATCGAGCAGCACCTCAACCTGCTCCCCCACGTCAGGGAGCCAGTAATCTTTGTTATCCTGGGTATTGCGCTGCAGCACGTTAAGCCAGTTTGTGCGCAGGTTATCGCATTCAGGCAGACGAACGCGGGCCTGAACCCTGTCGGCATCAACGGCACTGACCGTACCGACCTGACGAGTGACACCAGTCATTTTTTCTTCTCTCTTATTACTGTGGACGTGCTGCCGTCCGGTTTATAGATGGTCAGCATCCGGGTTTTGCCGATTTTTTTACCTTTCTTCGCCTTGCCCTGTGTGATCGGCCCCCGTGCCACTTCCAGCTCTGTGGTGTAGCCGCTGTTACGGTCAAACGCATGGCGGGCAGTGGTTATGAGCCATGGCCCGGATAACTGCCCAAAACCCACCAGTTCAATTTTGTTGCCTGCTGTCAGTTGAGGTGTTCCCGTCAGCGTCAGGGAGCCGTTCTGCTGGTATTCGTTATGTCTGGCCAGTGCTGAATCCGCTTTAATCCGGGCACTGTCCGGGTCGCTGACGCGGCTGTTAACTTTAAGTGAGTCAGCGCTGGTAACCTTACCACCTTTGAGCTTTTTGTCGCTTTCACGGGTACCACCATCAGCTTCGTAGACGATCAGTTTTTTACTGCTGCTTTTCTGGTGTTTTACCTTTGCAGATTTATAGACCCGGTTGATGGTGTCACGCAGGGAAAAGCGGGCCACATCCTGCGGTTTTAACTGCCTGACCGGCTCCTGACTGCGCAGTGTGGCCAGATGAGAAAAAATCAGCTGGTCACTGACCACTTTCACTGCATAACCATACTCGCTGGCCAGCCGGCGCAGAAAACCCACGTCGGTTTCAGCATACTGGGTCACCCGGTCGATTCTGATGGACTCAATGCTGCCCACCAGTTTCAGCCGGTGCTTTCTGGCAATCCGCCCCGCAACAGCTGCCAGCGTGGTGTTCTCAAAACCACGACTGGTTTTAGTCCGCAGGGCACTGTTAACCGAGGTGGCCACCCCACGGATAGAAACAACGGAAGCGGGCGAACTCACTTCGATCTCGTCTATAGAGAACGTACCGCAGGACAGCAGCTTCTCGTCCTGATAGCCCATTTTCAGCGTCAGCGTGTCACCCTTGCCCGGATACCACTTATCCAGCCAGCGGCCATCGGTGTCGTCCAGCTCCACCTCAATGGTATCGGACTCATTTTTGATGTTATCGCTCCAGGTCACACGGGTGACATAAGGCGCGATATCAGAGGTGATGTTTTTCTGCAGATACCACAGAGTGAACACCGGTGTCAGCACATCGCTGACGCCGGTTAACGCTGATGTGACTTGCGCAGTGCTGTTTATCTCAGCCATGGGGCAATATCCTCTTCTGTACGGGCTTCTTCAGCCTCAATCACCGGGATCAGTAACAACAGCCCGGAGGGCAGCACCGGCGTGATGGCCACGTGCGGATTGGCGGCAATAATCCGGGGATAGCCCAGCGGGTCACCGTAGTACTGCCATGCCAGCGAATCCCAGCGCTCTCCGTCACGGGTAACATGTTCAAGAAACATCACACACTCCTCGTCAGTATTCTGGCGGCCATTGCACTTAATCCCGGAGACATGCGGTTGAATGCTGTTCCGACGGCGTTAAGCTGCCCGGAAACGGTATCCAGAGCACCTGCAATATTTCTTTTGTCCACACCACTCAGCGCAGACTGTGCCTGCTGTACATACGTGGCTGCTTCGCTGGCTGTTCTGGCCAGACTGATGGCATCGGGCATGGATTCAGAGAGTGCGTTAAACGCCGGAACACTTTTCCCCAGAGCCCCGGAGATATTACCCAGTCCGCTCATCAGCCCCGGCACACGGGTCAGTGCGACAACGGGGTTATCCTTCATTTTCTGTGTCACTCGAACGGCGCTGATAGTGGTCTGGAGTACAGACTGCGCCTGTTTCGCATAGTTGACGCCGTTGCGGATGAACTGCGCCACCCCGGAAGGTGAAGGAATGGCACCGGAGACCGCCCCGACACCCGGGAGCTTCGTGCGTATTGCCGGTGGTTGCAGAGGATTTTTCGGGTCACCGGTGTATTCCCGGAGAGACACGGTGGCACTGACAGCCAGCACGTTGCCGGTACTGTCAGTCTGCTCGCTGGTTGCAGTCACATCGGTAATCACGAACCAGCCGCGATAGTCACCGTTGCCGAAGACCAGCGCCAGTGCCTGATGGGCTTTCATGGCTGTTCGCAGTCTCGCCAGCTCCACATCGGGTACACAATAATGCTGATGGAAAACCAGAGTTATCTGGATTTCGTCCAGCCTGTCGCCGACGAACTGCAGGCCAGGCTTACCCCCGATGCGGGCATGCTCCGCATAATCGACGCCGAACGTGGCCTCGAAGCCGTCCCAGTAGGTAATCAGCTCAAACTCAATATCACCCAGTACGGCAAACATCAGCGGTACTCCTTACGTTGTTTCTGAGCCAGCAGACGCTCCAGCATTTTTTCCAGCTCATGCAGACTCATATTCAGGGCACCAGTCAGTCCTGCAGGCGCTGTGGTTTCCCTGCCATTGAGGAAAAACTGAGGATTAAAGCTGACCTGGATACCACCAGACGTTCCACCGCCGGTTGCAGCTGCACCACGGCCTGAATATCCGGCAGCCAGGATTTCAGGCGAGGGGATACGGGGAACATCCGGTGTCATCTCATTTGCCAGACGTTGCCCTGGTAAAATCGATGCCCGGGTGGAGAGCGGAATAACGGGCATGGAAGACAAACTATTGATTACGGCTCCGATCGCATTTTTAGCAGACGACATAAACCCATTGATATCGGGCAACGGCATACTGAAGCGAACACCTGAAGTGTTATCCCGTATTTCTGGCCCCTGAATGCTCACGGGCATTCTGGGGAGCAGTTCACTGGCCATTCGCTGCCCGGCCAGAGCTGCAAGCGGAGTGGTCCGCTGCAGGCCAATGGCGGCCCCCTGCGCGATATTGTCACCAAAGCCCATAAACACGCGGCTCGGCGAATGAATGCCCAGCTTTTCGCTGAACCAGCCACTGATGCTGTCACCCATTCCGGTTACACTGGATTTGAGCGACTCCCATTTGTTTTTGATACCGTTAATCAGACCGTCGACAAGATGGCCACCGAAGTCGGTGAACTTTGCCGGCAGATCAACACCAAGATATTTCAGCGCAGCTGCAAAGGCTTTATAGAGCAGGCCTGCCGGCGACCAGTTAATCAGCAGCTTACCAGTTCCCGCGATACCGCCGTTAAAGGCTTCCTGAATGTCAGCCCAGCACTGTTTAAACCAGCTACTGATGCTGTCACCCATTCCGGTTACACTGGATTTGAGCGACCCCCATTTGTTTTTGATACCGTTAATCAGACCGTCGATAAGATGGCCACCGAAGTCGGTGAACTTTGCCGGCAGAGCAACGCCGAAATATTTCAGCGCAGCCGCAAAGGCTTTATAGAGCAGGCCTGCCGGCGACCAGTTAATCAGCAACTTACCAATTCCCACAATTCCGCCGTTAAAGGCTTCCTGAATGTCAGCCCAGCGCTGTTTAAACCAGCTACTGATGCTGTCACCCATTCCGGTTACACTGGATTTGAGCGACCCCCATTTGTTTTTGATACCGTTAATCAGACCGTCGATAAGATGGCCACCGAAGTCGGTGAACTTTGCCGGCAGAGCAACGCCGAAATATTTCAGCGCAGCCGCAAAGGCTTTATAGAGCAGGCCTGCCGGCGACCAGTTAATCAGCAACTTACCAATTCCCACAATTCCGCCGTTAAAGGCTTCCTGAATGTCAGCCCAGCGCTGTTTAAACCAGCTACTGATGCTGTCACCCATTCCGGTTACACTGGATTTGAGCGACCCCCATTTGTTTTTGATACCGTTAATCAGACCGTCGATAAGATGGCCACCGAAGTCGGTGAACTTTGCCGGCAGAGCAACGCCGAAATATTTCAGCGCAGCCGCAAAGGCTTTATAGAGCAGGCCTGCCGGCGACCAGTTAATCAGCAACTTACCAATTCCCACAATGCCGCCGTTAAAGGCTTCCTGAATGTCAGCCCAGCGCTGTTTAAACCAACCACTGACAGCCCCCCNCCTGCCGGCGACCAGTTAATCAGCAACTTACCAATTCCCACAATTCCGCCGTTAAAGGCTTCCTGAATGTCAGCCCAGCGCTGTTTAAACCAGCTACTGATGCTGTCACCCATTCCGGTTACACTGGATTTGAGCGACCCCCATTTGTTTTTGATACCGTTAATCAGACCGTCGATAAGATGGCCACCGAAGTCGGTGAACTTTGCCGGCAGAGCAACGCCGAAATATTTCAGCGCAGCCGCAAAGGCTTTATAGAGCAGGCCTGCCGGCGACCAGTTAATCAGCAACTTACCAATTCCCACAATGCCGCCGTTAAAGGCTTCCTGAATGTCAGCCCAGCGCTGTTTAAACCAGCTACTGATGCTGTCACCCATTCCGGTTACACTGGATTTGAGCGACCCCCATTTGTTTTTGATACCGTTAATCAGACCGTCGATAAGATGGCCACCGAAGTCGGTGAACTTTGCCGGCAGAGCAACGCCGAAATATTTCAGCGCAGCCGCAAAGGCTTTATAGAGCAGGCCTGCCGGCGACCAGTTAATCAGCAACTTACCAATTCCCACAATGCCGCCGTTAAAGGCTTCCTGAATGTCAGCCCAGCGCTGTTTAAACCAGCTACTGATGCTGTCACCCATTCCGGTTACACTGGATTTGAGCGACCCCCATTTGTTTTTGATACCGTTAATCAGACCGTCGATAAGATGGCCACCGAAGTCGGTGAACTTTGCCGGCAGAGCAACGCCGAAATATTTCAGCGCAGCCGCAAAGGCTTTATAGAGCAGGCCTGCCGGCGACCAGTTAATCAGCAACTTACCAATTCCCACAATGCCGCCGTTAAAGGCTTCCTGAATGTCAGCCCAGCGCTGTTTAAACCAACCACTGACAGCCCCCCAGTTGCGGTAGATAAGGTAAGCTGCTGTCGCGACAGCGGTGATAACGAGACCGATGGGATTCATCATCAGCGCTCGCCCAATCCAGAGAACGGCACGTGCAGCGCTCATAAAACCGCGAACGAGGCTGCCCGCCAGAACTTTGCTGAGTTTCAGTCCTCCGCTGGTCAGTCGGCTGAATCCAGTGACAAGCCAGCGTAATTTGCCACCTTCTCCGAGTGCGGTAGTCAGTCGATGCCAGTTGGTCCGGAGTAAAACAGTAGTTTTCCAGACGTTCACAAAGGGGGAAATAAGGAGATTCAGCCCCAGTTTGAGACCAATAGTCGCTATCTTAATCGCAAGGAGCGCACTGATGAGCTTAAAAGCCCCACTGACAAATTGCGGGTGAGTCGCTACCCAGTGTTTTGTCCCCTGAATGAGTGGGAGCAGTTCCTGAGTCAGAGAAATAAAAGATGGAGCTAATTGATCGCCCAGCGTAATTGCCAGATCGCGACTGCTGACCATAAGTGTTTTAGTGGCTTCAAGGGGAGATTTCAGCCGCTGATCATAAGCACTGGCAAGCAAATCGTTATCCGCAGCCCTGAGAGCACCGGCACGGATCTCTCGATATCTGTCCATGTTGGCCAGCATCGGGCGGATAAATGCCATGACCTGCATATCCGCGAACATATCGCCCAGACCAAAGTTTTTCGCCAGAGCCTGAAGTGCCTCATCTCTTGCCGTATCATTCTTTATTTTCATGGCTGATTTGAAGCCGGCCAGCGCTTCGGGGCTTTTGGCATTGAGGTAACGTTCTATAACACTCAACATCCCTTCAATCGGAGAGATCCCCGCAGCTTTATAACTCGCAATAGATCCCTGCAAATCAATACCCAGATCAGCAAACTGTTTCTGAGTATCGCGGGCAAAAATTTTGGTAAGAAAGTTTTTAAAATTATTGGCTGCTTCGTCGGTGGAACCTGCACCGATTTTTGCTATCTGGAGACTGGCCCCGATTTCAGCAACAGCCTCTTTTCCACTGGCAAGACCCGCCATCATTGGGGCCAGGGACTGCATCCACTTGACCTGATCCGGGATTTCAAATGACCCCTGGTCACCGGCATAAGCCATAATATTCTGAACGGCACCAAAATCTCTGGCCGCACCTTTCAGGGAGTTTTGCCAGACTGCGGCCACTTTTGCCCAGTCCTGAGCAGACGTGCGTGTTGCCGTTGCCGCGCGGGCAATATCCGGCATCAGAAAACCGATATCTGACACATTATCAATATTGTCGCTGATGAGTGAACCCACCGCCTCCTGCAGCTCATCCTGATACTGATTGTATTTAAGCGCCCAGCCTTTTATCTGTCCGGCAAGTGCATCCCGCGTTTTATTGTCATATTTTGCGGTGATCGACATATCAATCATTTTGTCCTGAAAAGACATGGACTGCTGAACGGCAGGGGAAACCGTATGATAAACAGTCTGTGCCATGCCATACGCTTCAATCCCCTGACCATACAGCGCCATGCGGTTAGCTTTCAGCGCATCACTGGTAGCGGATGCCGCTGACAGACGGCGCTGCTGGCGCTCAATTTGCTCCATGGTGCGGCTTACCCGCAGCAGCTCGCTGTTGAGATGCTGCATCCGGGAAGAACCCAGTTGACCATAACGTTCTGTTGCACGGGTTAAAGCGTTCTGACGTTCCTGCAGGCGGCGTGAGGTATCGCTCAGGGAATCAAGCGCACGGCGGGTACCGCTCATTGCAGAACGGAATGTGCTGCCAATCATCCCGCCGATAACAACGCCGACTGAAAACTGTCCCGACATAGTGGTTAACCTCCGGGGAAGGTGAAAAGACGTGAGGGGATAACGCAGAACAGCCGCTACTGGCGGCTGTCTGTACTATGATTTGTCGCCGTACTCGCTTTTGATTTGCTCTTCAGCCTGCTCCAGCCACATCTCCAGATCGTCAGTATCGAGGGCATCAATCTCCCCCGGCTGAAACCGGAACCATCTCGCCAGCAGCCCCTGCGCCTGCGTCAGCGCCCTGGTTGCTCTCACCCATCCCCGTGATGAGCTGAAATCGTTTCTGTAACTGCAGGTAATCAGCCAGATCCATATTGTCGAGATCTTCCGGGAGAAGACCAGTACTGCGGGCAATCAGCGGTTCGTCCCAGTCTGCCGGGTTTTTGCTGATTTTGCGCACCTGCTTCAGGTCTTTTACCGTCAGGCGTTTCAGTTCAACCAGCTCAATTCTGGTGCCTGCAGCAGTGGTGAAGGGATAAGACAATTTAAAAGTATCGGATGGGGTCTGTGACATGATTGTGCTCCTGTGTAAGTTCAGGGCAGTATGTCGGGAGAAGCGCGTGACGGATATTAAAGGAGATTAAGAAGAAGGGGCCGGAGCCCCTGTGATGTCAGCAAGTGCGAAACCCCTTGCAGTTACGCAGGAAAGCGATGAGAAGCGTCTTTCCCTCAGATTTGCCGATGCCGGAGAACCAGTGGTCGGGAGGCTCCCATGCTTCAATCAAATCCGCCAGTTTGCGGGCCTTTGAACGTGTGCAGTCAATCGGGTCATTGGTTTTACGGGTATTAAAAAGGGTTTCCACCCCCGGAATATCAAGGAGGGTAAACCACGTACCATTTGACATGCCCAGTGCCGCACATCGTCCTCCTTTATCCGTCAGTTCAACACTCACCGTCAGCCCCCGATATTGATACGGTAGTCAGTCAGTTGATCAACACCGCCGACCCGGAAGATGTTGGCCAGATAGTCCAGTTGCAGCAGCTCTTCACCATCCAGTACCTGTCTGATATACGTGCAGGTGAAGCTACTGGAGAACTCGGCGTTCTCGTGCTGTTTGAACGTCCCCAGCGGGTTCTTCTTGAACATAATCGTCAGGAAGGTGACCAGCGGGATTTCGTCAATCAGCCCCTGCGAGCTGTAGCGCTGGACGCTGGAACGACACTGCAGTGCCAGCGACCTGTACGGGTTCGCGGCAGACAGCATCGCATCGCGGTAAAAGCTGTTCCATTTGATTTCGCCTTCCAGCTTGTCAAAACCAGCCGGGAGTTCCACCTTACCCACCATCCCCAGCGCCTTGTGTTCCTGCATAATCATGGAGACATCGGGGAGTTTGACTTCCTCAGCCCGTCCCAGCAGGTTAGTACCATCCAGATAGATGTTGGCATTCGTGATGCGGTTTATCTCAATCTTTGACATCAGTTGCCCCCTTTCAGGGTTAACAGGTATTCCGAGGTGATCTCAGTCTCAAACGTCAGTCGCTCCAGCGGCGGTGGTGGCGTATATTTGTAGCTCAGCAACAGGTGCCCGGCGGCCAGCTCCGTCTCCGGATTGCGGGCCGGATCAAACCAGCAACGGAAGCCCAGTACCGCACCATCACCAGTCATTTTGCGACCGTAGGCGTTGACCGACTCCGTCAGTGCATCAATCAGCGCCTGAGTAATCGGCATGTCGATGTACTGCTGGCTGAAATAACGAATGGACTCGTTGATCACATCACCGGTGCGGCGAACGTTCTCAAAGTTACGCATATGGGTGACCGTTGGCCATGCTGCCGTCCGGTTACCCCACAGACGAAGGCCGCTGCCGTAACTGCTGAATACCGTGGTGATCCCCTGTTCGTTAAGCAGGTTCACCTCACTCTGCGGGTCATCAATCATCGCGGACAGCTGGCGCTCCACGCCGGTGATCCCCAGAATCTCCTGATTGGAGGATGACCACCAGTAGCCCTTGTCCAGATCGACTCTGGCACGCAGACCTGCTGCACGCTGGCTGAGCGGCTCCAGACGCTCTGTGTTTGTCACCGGGTCATATACCTTCACATGCGGATAGCACAGACGGACGCGGTCGGAGCTGGTATTGAAGTTGATGGTGCCTTCCGGGCCACGACCTGCCAGAGCCTGTGCAAAGGTGGTACCGACAGGCGCATCAATGTAGGTTACCGCGCCCAGCTTCTCTGCCATGGCGATAAGCTCAACTGCGACACTCTTCTGGGTGCAGAACACCGGCGCAATCAGAATTTTGGCGAAATAGCCGTACAGGTTGAAGCTGTCGTTAAGCAGCTTCATGCCGGTTCGGTTTCCGGCGCTGTTCACCCCGCCGATGATGTCCGCCGCAGTCACCTTCGACGGGTCCGCGTACTCATAGCTCACCTTCACGCTGCCACCGGCCTCAATAGCCTTGCCCAGGTTCGTGAGCACACCCGCCTGCGCATCAACACGGTAGTCCGTGTTCGCCGTGTGGGTGGTGCTGCCTTCACTGTTTTTCACCACCACATTAGCGACAACCGGATGCGCCAGTCTGGCCTGCCCTGTCGATTTGTCAAAGGTAACCACCTCATCCTCGATCGCCGTTTTATGTTTCGCCGGGTCGAGGACGTTAATGACCAGAACGGTGCCTGCACCATGGTCATAAATCGCATCCAGCGCCTGCGGAATGGTAAAGCCGGTGAACTGGCTGCCAAATGCCGCTGCGTCTTTCTCAGACAGGCACTGTACCAGCGTATTGACATCCCCCATCGGGGCGGTACCAATCAGGCCAATAACGGCAGATTTCACCGTTTTAACCGGGCGGGCTCCGTTTTCCACCTCAATGGTTTCGGGACCATGCAGATAGTTAGCTGCCATGGGCGTCCTCCGTTTTCACTTCGCTGTCACTGCTGCTTCTGCGCTTTGGTGACTGCACAGCCGGTGTGACGGCGGGTTTAGTATCTTCTGGTACCGGCGTCAGATGCTTCAGCGCCACCAGTACCTTCACGTAGTCATGCTCCTCCGGCAGGGAAACCGTCTTCCCCGGCCAGAGCAGGATTTCGGTTCCGTCCGACAGCGTGACGCCGCTGGCCGGGCCGGAATAGCGGTATTCTTTCATCACTCGCTTTCCTCATAGTTCACTTCGGTTAACAGCGGGCCGGACGGTAAATCGCTGTCTTCGATAAAGATGCTTTCAGTCGCGAAGTCGAGGGCGTATTGCCACAGCCCCCTGACTTCACCGATAAACACCTCGCGGGTCAGCCAGATACGGCAGCGGCACCCGGGCGGGGTGTGGCCACCGAGAATGCGGCGGACAGCATCCAGGACATTAATCGCCCCTTTTTTACCGTTGAGCTGGCGGAAGACCACCGTGACGCAGAGCTGGATAGTCTGAGACTGGATCACCGCACCGGTATCATCCGGCCTGTCAAAGCGCGAACCGGCATAGCTCAGCAGCAACGCGCCAACCGGATGGTTCAGGCGATATTCAGCCGGTTTCTCCGGGAAGTACTCCACCTGCAGTTGCGGCAGCTTCTCGCGTAACCGGGCCAGCACCGCATCAAGGACGGGCAGAACGTTCATCAGTATTTCTCCAGTAAACCGTCACGACCGCCGAAAGTAGCCGGGCGACTGCGTACACGAAACTCGCCAGGCTCAGGCACATCTTTCTGAGTGGACGGCAGCCCCAGCGTGAGCCTGTTATCACGTAACTCCCTGAGTTGCCGCAGCGCTTCTTTGTGGTCATCCTTCACCGTATCCGGGAGGTCACCTTCCGGGCGGCGGGCGTAGAGCCGGTAACGGACCAGCGTGATGGCAATGTCCCGCAGAACAGTCGGTATCTCTGCCAGTGGCAGGATATAGCGTCCGCGCAGATGGGCATCAATCAGCTCGTCGGCATAGCGGATACAGCTGTCCACCACACGGGTATTCACTGTTGCAGGTGAGTCGAAGTCCATCTCTTCACTGGTGAGCTCGATAAGCGTCCGCTCCGGCACCTGCGCAAGCAAATCCTCCAGGGTGCAGTACATGTCACACCCCGCGCAGGATACGAATGACGTCGCCTTCACCCCCGGCTTCATCAAGTGCAATACCACAGGATTTACCGTCGCCGGACTGCGGCACGGCTCTGGCCTGAGCATCTGACTGAACAGCCACACCACGGCTGACAGCGGCCCCGGCCTCGACAGCAATAATGCCCAGAACGCTCACCGGCGTGCTGTCGCCGGTAACAGCATCCACTTCGGCAACCCCGAGCGCTGCGGCACCGGCTTTACAGGGGGTATTATCTGCCCCGACAAAACGCTGCTGTGCCAGTGCTGCCCCTGCCGTTACGGTTGTGATCAGAATGACCTGCTGAGTGGTTCCCATAACGCCTCCTTATTTACTGATACCGGTAATGAGATACCCGGCATCGCCACCAACCACGGCGACTTTGTAGATATCGGTATAACGGCAGTACTTCACCTTGCCACCGGCTCCGTCGTATTTGTCGGCAACAGGCATCCCCTTACGACGCAGGGTGTAGCCGAAGGACGGCTCGTTCTCGTCCGCGCTGTCCGCCCCCGGCTGCGGTTTGCCGACATAGTGCAGCATCAGATTGTCTCCCCAGATATCCGCCGGCACGCTGTTCTTATCCATTGCCGCTTTCATGGACGGCAGGGAGACTGGGGCACCGATGACGATCTCTTCGATCTGAAAGAGGTCCTGCAGGATTTCTGTGGTGATGCGCTTGCGTTCGTTGGCTCCGATGGCGGCCTGAATCGCCGGGTGGAACTTCAGCAGCGCCATCACGCCGGCCCCCATGGTCATCAGGTTAGGACGCAGCCCCGTGGCCGTACGGACCGCTTCCATACCGGCTTCAATCACCCCGATGGGGTCCCCCTTACCACCGGCCCAGCGATCACTGGCTGTCAGTTTTTTGACGTGCCCGGTACGGTAGACCTTTTCATCCTGAGCCAGACGGGCAGCGATAAGTTCACGGCGCAGGTTCACGCCATTCGTGGCGCGACGGATGGCCTTGCTCTCTTCGTTAAACATGGACTCCGCCTGCTCGCGATAGTCCACCGGCGCAGCCAGATCGTGTTCACCCAGCACCAGGTCCAGCGTGCCTGTTTTTTCACGGACCAGAACATTGCTGTCCGCCCCGACGGCACGCTCGGTGTCATATTCCACAAAGGCGGTTTTCCCGAAGGTCGGTACACGCACGCCTTCCTTGTCCGTCAGCACGACGGGGAAAATACGTTCGCCGATGAATGCGGCATTTTTATAGCCACGGGCGATACTGGTCAGTACCGGATCAACGACACGTTTACCTTTTAAGTAATCAGACATGCTCTCTCCTTAAATTACAGGCAGCGTGCGACAGCAGCCTCATAGCTGATGCCTTCTTTTTTGGACAGGGCCACTGCTTTCTGATGCAGGGCCAGACGCTCAGGATCGGCTTCCGCAAACTCTGCCACATCCACCTTCACCGTGTCGCCGACACGCTCTTTTGTGGCCTGTTCGGCGAAATTCATCACCGGCTCCCCGTCGGAGAGCAATGAACGAAAGGCGGTGGCCAGCGGTGTGCGGCTTTCCCCCTCAGCAAACTCCACCGGCTTGTCGCCACCGGCGACGGCATCCAGCAGGGCAACCACCACGGAGGAGGCGCGGGGAGCCAGACGGCCCTCTGCGACCAGTTTTTCTGCAAAGGCCACATTGTCCTTATGCAGTTGCTCCTGTCTGACCTGTGCATCACGCGCATCGCGATCAGCAGCCTGCTGCTTCAGGCGGCGGTTCTCCTCCTGAAGGGCTTCAATCTCTTCTTTTGTCATCGATGATTCCTCGTTACTTGCGGAAGACGGCCCCGGGCCTGTCTCACTGAATTGTGCACCTGCTGCATCCTGCGACAGTGTGTCGCGGTACGCCTCTTCGCGCAGACTGTTGAGCTGCCATTCCGGCAGGACTTTTTCTGCCTCGTCCAGACTGAAGCGGGCGATCAGAAAATCGCGCAGCTTTCCCCACAGGGAGGCATTCGTGATGGCCTGCCAGTCGGCGAACTCCACCACACCTTCTTCCTGCTCACTGAAGGACACCTGTTTCAGCCCCTTGACGGAAGGTGGCTGTGCCCCGAGAAAGCCCACATGGCGAAGGTAGAGCACGCCGGGCTTCGGATTGGACGGTGAATCCGGGAGGTAGAAAGAGGCGGACACTTTTTTGAATCGTCCGTCGGTGACCATCTCAGCAAACTGCGGGTCCAGCTGGGCAGGCTCTGCCATCAGATCGACGCCGCTGAGCGACAGGGCTTTCACCCAGCCCCACGCCGGGTCTTCCGTTCTGGGATGACCAATCACGAGTGGTGCTTCATGGACGGACGGGTCATAGGCTTTCACGCAGGCGGCAAGATCGTCTGGCGTGAACGGCAGTTTTTTGCCGTGCATATCGGTATGAGTACCGGCTTTAAAAATGTGAATGGCTGACATTTTGCTGTCCCGCGTTATGTTGTCGGAGACAGTTTGTGAGAAATGCAGGCCCGGCGATTTTAATCTGCTTTAGAAAACATCAGGGGAGAAGGACAGGGAAAGCAATGCGGTGAACCGGAGGCGGTTATAAAACAGAGGCTGTAAAGCCTTTATAAAGGTAATACAGCCCCTCATTCGCTGGCAATGATAAATCACCCGCCTGAAGAGAGAAAACTCAGCGACGGGCCGCTGATTCAAGATGGCGGACAATGGTATCGAGGATGGGGATTACCACTTCAGGCTGTAGTTCTCCATCCCCCGTCACCGGCAGGAACGGGCGGGCCGGAAGTTCAACAGACTCATTACGCCCCGTTTTACCCCCGAACTGGTGAATGGCACCGTAAACAACGTTGGTCCCCACAACAGCCTGCCGGTCGTCATGGTCGGTTGATACTGACCCCATCAGACGCCCGGTATCCTGCAGTGTCTGCCCGTCACGTTCTTCCGCTGCCAGCGAGGGCATCCACCCCGGACGCCCCTCATCAAGAAAGTTAAACTGTGTTTCCGCCAGCAGGGTTCCGGCGATTTTGCGCATCGCGGGCTCCAGGTCTGTGGCAGCAAGATCCAGCGCACGGAGGCTCCGGCGCAGGGACTTATCGTTAATGGTGATACTGACCAGGTTATCGGAAGCCATTGTTATCCTCTCAGTTCCTGTTGTGCCAGTGGCTGAAGCGTACCCTGATAGCGGGCCAGGTCGGGACGGTATGCTGCCCCCGGTGCATAAGACCAGCCGACGTCGGTGGTCACCTTCGTGGTGCCGGTATTAAAGGTGGCCACGTTCCGCATTTCGCCGGTTTTCTCTGAGACCAGTTTCAGTTCCTGGCCCATGGCAGAGCCGGAGCTGATAACCTTCAGGCCACGGGCACGGACATCCGCCGCACTCAGGGCAATCACACTACAGCGGCAGCGCCAGCCGTTCGGCGGGTAAAATGCCTGCCAGAACGGGTCATCCCAGCGCAGCACCAGACCATGCAGCGCCAGATGGCTCCTGCGGGTATGGCTGTCGTTGATGCCGGTATACATCCAGTACGGCCTGTCGTCGACGTTTTCCATCTGCTCCGCCCAACGACCGGCGCTGTAGAGTACGGACATATTGGTGCGAAAGATGGTGTCGAGCCGCCACGGGCTGCCCTGCTGAATGGTGACCGGCTCACCCGTTACCGGGTCAGTCGTGTCACGTGGTCCCCACCATCCCTTACGCTTCAGCACCGGCTCCAGCTCCTGCCGGAACCAGCGATCGGTTTTTCCTTCATCGACAGCCTGCTGCAGTGCCCCGCGAATATCTTCCAGGATATCCAGGCGGGTCACTTTAGCGACGGTAAAGGCGCGGGCATGGGCTTCCTGCCACATTTCTTCCCAGTCCCAGGTAATCTGATACCCTTTGGACTTCAGGTAACTGACTGCCCGCTTCGGGGGAAGCGTCATGCAGTACGCCAGTTCAGCCGTTGTCACGCTCATGCAGACGCCCCCAGATATTTGCCACAAAGAGAATGCGGGCCAGCCGTTCCTGCAGATCGTCCGTGTTCATCTGAGGGTAGAGCTCCGCCAGTTCGCCCAGCAGCTCAGACGGGTTAACCCCGTTTTCGACCCGCTTAAACAGAGGTGCCAGGACGGGTTCCAGCGTGCCATTTAACACACCTCCGTTCATCAGAATGTCCAGCGCGTCGTCAAGCTGCTGCTGAGCCTGAATATCGGCATCAATCGCCTCGGCAAATGACAGCGGCAGCATGTTATTCTGGCGTTCCGACGGTGGTGTCTCGTCAATATCGCCGTCCTGCAGCTGGTACTCACGCTTAAAGTATTGCGGGGTCAGACGCAGACCCGCCCGGGTGAGTTTTTCGTCGCGGGTGGCGCGGGTGTCATCAATGGTCTCCTGTTCCCACATGGCCCAGACCGGACACGGCACATCGCCGAAGTTCAGGGTGACCACCGTTCTGATAACCTGATTCACTGCTGCCTGAATGATGTCCGCATCCGCATCGCGGATATCAGCCGTTACCTCCAGCCCGGCCTGTGCAGAGGCCTTGTTACTGTTCGCTTCCGTGGTCTGATTCTGACCAAGTAATGCAATGGAGATCTCACTGCGTGACAGTGTGATCAGCTCGCGGAATACCTCGCTGCTGTCCGCCTTACCATCCGCGGCTTTGAGTTCGATGCTGCTGTCATCGGGGATGGCGGCCACCGCGTCCTCCACCATCTGCTCCATGGAGTCCAGCAGTTTTTCAATCTCTGCATCATTTGCACCCCTCGGGTGCTTACCGATCACCCACGGGGAGCCAAACTTTTCGGCAAAGCGGAGCCAGAATTTCATCCCGCCTTTCTTGAAGGCGACCGGCCAGAAGCACATGGACAGGTCAGGGAAACCGTAAGGATTGTCATACGAGGCATCCTGTGCCGGCACCACGAATTTTGACGGTGACAGCAGCTCACCCTCCACACCCGCATCACGCGCCCGGAAGCGCAGGCAGTTGTCCGTATCAAACTGAAACCACTCAGGCGGTTTGCCGACAATATCCGTCACCGCCCACGCCCTGACCGAACGGCCCCACATGATTTCACAGGGCTGATACCCGTAGAGCACGGCATCGCTCATCTCACCGATGATGCGGGACAGATCCAGATCGTCGAGCATGTCGCGGATGAAACGGAAGACCCGGGCAGAAGCGTGACCGCGCTCCAGTCCACGCTCCAGCGATTTGAGCGCTGCTTTACGTCTGCGGATACAGCCTCCGACCAGCGGGTCGGTGCGCAGTTCGCGGTAGATACGGATATCCCGTCCCTGAGCCTTGAGAATGGGATCAGGATTGGGCAGATACATGCCCAGTCCGTAAAAGTCGATCGCGCGGCTGCGGGAGGCAATCTGCGCGGTCAGTGATTTCTGAGGCTCAGAAAAAGCAACAAATTCATCGGGTGAAACCCAGATACCCCTCGCCATCAGAATCCCTCCAGCATACGGGCCGCCTGACGACGACGGCGTGAGCTTGCCTTCACCGGCCCTTTGTTAATTTCACGGCTGGCGAAATACGCCAGCGCCAGTGCGATGGCTGAATCCCCGTGGCGTTTACCACCGTCAGCCTTTGCTTTTGAGCGTTGCTCCGGTACGCGGGGGACACCGTTCACCACCTGAACGGCCCGCAGGTCATCCAGTGTGTCTTCATCCTTTGGTAAGTCCACCAGGTTACCGTCTTCCAGTGCAGCTTTGACCGGAGGCATATGCTCCCTGTACCAGCCTTCGGTTGGCATCACCTGCTGAATCCGGCTGGAGCCGTAGCGCTGCATGGCGTATTCAGCCAGATAGGCACCATTACCACGGGCATCAAACGCTGCACCCAGCAGACCGGGCAGGCCATCCATCAGATACCAGGTGATTTGCTCCTGCTGCCTGAACGGCACGTTACGCAACTCCAGTACGAATGGCACGCGTCGTATCAGGTTCTTCTCCTGCAACAACGGGTAGTCCACCGACAAATCCCCGCTGCGACCAAAGTCACGCCCCAGAAAAGAGCGGGCATCAGTGGGGAGTGCCTCCAGCAAGGGTTTCAGATGCTCATCAAGCCAGTCCTGCGTCTCGCGGAAGCGAACCTCATCAGACAGCAGTTCATAACCTTCCTTGCAGGTCAGACGCAATACCGGCGTATCAGCGGACATGCGGGACTCTATCAGGGCTCGGGACAGCCAGGCACCGCCACCGTTGGCCGGAATACAGTCAAGCTCTTCGGATGCACCGGCACCGTAGAATTTGTACACCGACGCCATCCAGGCCTGCTCGGATGCCTCCGACCATTCCTTCCCGGTGCGCAGACAAACGCGCCGGAACAGCCCCTCAGATACGGCTTCCCGGAAAGTGATGCGATGTACGCTGCCTCCCTGACGTCCGGCACGGATATCCCCGATAAGCGTATTGAACGGATTGTCGTCACCGTCATGGGTGGAGATAACGCGTACCTTTCCCCCCCAGATAAGCATCGCCAGCGCCGCTTTCAGCAGTTCGTCCAGTTGCTCATGGAACGCCGCTTCATCAATGACAATAACCCCCTGACGACCACGCAGGTTAGACGGGCGGCTGGAGAGCGCAACCACGCGAAAGCCGGACTCCGGGAACCTGATGGTGTAAGTTTTGATGTGTTTGTCGTCGTCGTCCTCTTCCCAGAATCCTTCTTCAATTTCACTGGCTGCGTAGTTGAATACCCGTGCCCACATGGCACAGGCCTGGATATATTCGACGGTCATGTCCTGGTTATAAGCGATGTAATACACATTCATCCCGCCTGCTGGCGCAGAAGAGGCGGCGGTCAGTACGTTATCGGATGCCTCAGCCCATGTAATACCGGTACGACGGCTCTTTTCTATCACCTTAAGCGGAGAGGCATCTGCCACCCAGCGCTGCTGGTAGGGCAACAGAACGGGAGGGGCATCATAACCGGAAGTGTCTGGTATTACCGGCGTGAACTGGCTCATGTGGCAATCCCCAGAATCTCGCGACGAAGTGCCTGTACTGCGTCGCTTGACAATCCGCCCTTACGGGCAATTTTCTCGGCCGCATTCGCTGCAAGTTCTGCTTTTTCCTTGACCTCACTCTGAAAACGCTTGAGATTGACAGAGGCGCGGGTCAGGGTCGCAATATTGCGGGAAGCGGTGGCCAGCAATTTCGCCCGATCAGTCGGATCATTCTCGTCACTGACTTGTTGCAGACGCATCAGGATGTCGATCATCTCCGTCTGGATCAACGTCATCAGTCCCGCAGAACGGTCATCCGCATCATCCCCCGCTTCACGAGCCATCAGCCTGGCTGCTTCAGTTGCCGCACGAACACGGGCCAGTTGCTGCTCCATTTTGTAGCCGAACCGCTGCAGGGAGGAGCGGGTTATCACATATCCCCTCTCTTTTAACAAACTTTCAAGTTCAGCATAGCCGGTGAAATTATTCTCCGTCAGCGCCCGCTCCAGCCAGCGGCGGACATCCGTCGGCAGAGAATCAATGCTGCTGCGACGTCCCATAATCACTCACTCCAGTATTTTTCCGGTCGGGCAATACCCGGGCCGCATTCCACGGTGTATTCCACAATATCCACACCAAGGCGACTCAGATCGGCAAACCAGTCACCGGACGGTCTCTTCTCCAGCTCCACCATTTTGCGATCTGCCAGATAATCAAGCTCCCGGCGCAGCTCCAGTTGCGTGGTGTCCGGGTAGATGGCGCGGGACACGTCCAGCAGCAACGTTTCGCTGGCGGTGTAAGGGCGGGTTTTGTTCAGGGCAACCAGCAGACTCCAGCGCAGGGATTCGCGGCGTACCCGGGTAATATCGACCATTATTGACCTCCGGTATTGCGGTACTGCTGTACCACTTCCAGTTTGTTATAAAGCGCGTCCAGTTTGGCCTCGATGACTGTCTGGCCACGGATATAATCCTCGCGACGGACATAATTCAGCGGTAAATCCGCTTTAAATCGCATAAATTCTTTTTCCAGCTCGCCCCAGTTGGATGCGGACTGTTGCAGGGCCTGTTCAAGAGAGGCGAATCGTGCCGCCTGGCGTTCTTCTGTTTTACTGAACAACCATTTGGCGAGCCCTCCCACAAACCCCATGAAGGTGAGCAAAAAACTCACCACCGTCCAGAATTCAACCTGCAGTGTCATTTCTGTAATCCTTCCCGTTCATCCAGTAGCGCGTTTATCTGGTTCCGCCAGCGACGACATTGCCCTGCGTTGTCGATGATGTTGGCGAGAACGTCACGCTGGGAGACGCCTGAGTCGCGTAGCCAGGCGTCAGCGGTTTCAGGTTGCCCGGTCGCTGTGCCAGAGCGGGTGCCAGTGGCGGCAACTGAGTCTGAATGACCGCTGTCGACGGATGCGTTGTCATATCCGAGTGCGGCGTTGTACTGGCGCACGAAACCGCGAGTAAACACGCACTCAATGGGATGGCTCTTACCTTTTTCATCAATCCAGCGCTGTGTGACATCGTTAATTTGCCCCTGTAGTTGTTTATTCCGGCTCTCCAGTTGAGCAATCTGCTCAAGGTAACTGGCTTCAGCCTGCTGCCCGGCGGCCACCTGCTCCTGATACCGTTTTGCCCAGGCCCGCAACGCAGCGTTCTCAAGCGTTGCCTGCTCCGTTTTGTATTTGTCGAATGCTGACTGCAACTGACTGAGCGCGGTATTACCGTCACGCTTTGCAGAGTCATGACCACTGCTGTATCCCATGGCATACAGGCCGACCAGAAAGGCATTGATAAGAATGGCCAGCAGAATGCCGCGCCACGGCAGCTTTTTAACCAGATGCCACACAACTGCTGCCTCCCCATGTGAGATATCGCGGTGCCAGCTCGCGCAGGATGCGTTGTGGATAATGGCGGTTCTCCCGCCAGCTGGCAGCATTGCGTCCGGCATTCACCGTGGCGACATGTCCGAACCAGCGCTGACTGTCCAGCCCCAGATATGCGGCGAGCCGCTGGTCACGGCGCACCCAGCCCGGGCCACCGTTATAGCCCGACAGTGTCATGGCCATACGCTCGCAGTCGCTGGCGGCACTGATGCGCTGCCACAGCCAGCGGTCATAACTGACCAGCGCCCGGATAGCCCATGCCGGATTAAACGGCTCTCGACTGCTCAGCGCCGGCATCAACTGGCTTATCCAGTCGGCAGTGGCAGGCATAAACTGCGCCAGTCCCTGAGCCCCCACCGGCGAGATCGCATCAGGTCGCCAGCCGCTTTCCTGATGCAGTTGCGCAGCGAAATCAGCCACCGGCGCAGACAGTCCCCATTCAAGCCGGGCATTACGGATCACATCATCGCGATACTGCAGGGCAGCCCGCGGGGGCTGTGCTGCGGATGCCTGACTGAAAAAGCCACCACACCAGAGCAACATTGCGACAAAGAATACCCATGCCATATGAACCAGAAAGGTCCCGGCGCGGACTGACAGGCGTTCGGTTCTGATGAAGACCCGAAAGGCTTCGAAAGCCAGTTTCAGGGACATGCATACAATCCAGGTGATCTGCGGCCAGTTCATGATTAAAGCCCCATCGCAACAGCCAGACAGACAGCTGCAACAATCAGTGCACGACGAAGCAGGGCGGCAGCAAACACCAGATGAAGCCCGGTCTGTACGGGCCAGCGCCCCTCAGCCATGAGGCGCTCGTCATGCTTCAGGTACTGCCCCGGGCGGGCCTTCGGGAAGAGCGAGCGGTCCAGCCAGTAGCCGAGAACGGCGGCGAGGGAGATGAGAGAGAGCTTGTACACCACCACCGGCAGCTGCTGGGGCGAGACCAGCGCGATGATGAGGAGCAGCAGTACGGCGGCAACAAGCCAGCCACGCAGGCGGGTTTTTTGTACGTCTGCGATAAGGGAGGTGAGTTTTTTCATAAAGATGTCTCCTTGTGTAGTGGAGACAGCATCACAAATACGGGGCGCGAAGGATTTTAAAGCGCGTTAAGAGAGCCGGGGATACGGGATGCGCAGAATAAACGATGAATTATTCACAGAGGAGAATACGATATGACGCACACACTGAATCCGGTCATCACTGTCACTGTGTCCGGTCCTGTGGGCAGCGGTAAAAGTTACGTACTGGCGCGGATAGAAGAGATGGTGAAACAGGAACTCGGAAACAGCGTCATTGTCGATGCTGCTGACGTGGAGAATGAGCGCCGTATGAGTGGCGATGATCTGACGACCTGGCAGAAGCCACGGGGTGGCACAGTGATCAGGCTGGAGGAATACACGGGACAGGGCCTGTTGTCATACGGCGAGGAGCGTATCTGTCGGACGAATGAGCTGCTGGATGTTATATGCCCCGCGGGCCGGCAACCCTGGATACTGCCCGATGCACTGCATGCCACCATTGCGGCACTGATGACAGTTTACGATCAGGAACTGCTCATGAAGGAGTTACGTAAACTCACCGGTCAGCCAACAGAATGTTTTTCGGCCCCGAAGTACGGGAAGCAGGAACACATCCCGGTGAACACAATCCCCGTTAACCAGCCTCCCCGGTTCTTCGACGAATACATTCTGACACCGGAAAATAAAGCTGAGCATGAAGAGATCAAAGAGGCGTTGTTCCGGGAAATCAGGAAGATTGCTGAAATGCAACTGGGGGGCGGGCTGGACAGAGTGATGGCGAGAGGAGAATGGGAGTCGCTGTTTGAAAGAGTTTCCCCGGAATTACTGCCCCTCGCACTGGCTATCGGGATTATGCAGACAGCAGATAAACCTCACTTACGTTCATCAAACACGTAGCGCAGAATATTTTGCCGGTGAGTACATAAAAATCATCATTTAAGGAGTGCATCATGAATCCCCGATTAACGTTAACAGAACATCAGCGCCGTGCCGAAGCAGTGAACAATGTTCTGGAAGATATTATCCGGTTACATCGCGGAGAACTGAGTGTCTGTCGTGCTACTGTTCATTTTCAGGAAATACAAAAGCAGTTCGATACTTCTGTTTTTGCAGAAGGGATCACTTATGCCCTGGACCAGATAAAGGCAGAAAATCGCTCCCCGGATAATCCCTAAACCACATTAACAGAAATCCCGCCATCCCTGCCGCATCATGAAAGAACGACCAGCCCGGAACCCGAAATCCGGGCTGGCCATCGTCCCACAGGAATGCACTGTGAGCCGACCGAGGTTCAGTCAGTCTCGCGAGACCAGACTAGCCTGCCATATTTTTAGTAATTGTAAAAGGCTTACAGATTATGAAAATGCAGACATTACCCATCGTTCCATGGATTGGTGGCAAACGCCGCCTTGCAAAACACATTCTGCCGCTGTTTCCGGCGCATGAATGTTATGTGGAGCCGTTTTGTGGGGCAGCAGCGCTCTATTTTCTTAAGACACCCGGCAAGATCGAAGTCATTAATGATATCAACGGTGAACTGGTGAATCTGTACCGGGTGGTAAAGCATCACCTGGAAGAATTTGTCCGCCAGTTCAAATGGGCGCTGGTCAGCCGTCAGATCTACAAATGGCTGCAGATCACCCCGGAAGAAACACTGACGGATATCCAGCGTGCGGCACGGTTCTACTACCTTCAGAAGCAGGCGTTTGGCGGCAAGGTGGCAGAGCACAGCTTCGGTACCTCCACCACATCCCCGCCACGCTTCAACCTGCTGCGTATTGAAGAAGAACTGTCAACAGCACACCTGCGGCTTTCCAGAACAGTCATAGAACACATGGACTGGCAACAGTGCATTGAGCGTTATGATCGTCCGCACACACTGTTCTACTGCGACCCACCGTACCTGGGTACGGAAGGCTATGGTGTGGATTTTCCTGAAGGGAACTACTCGCGGCTGGCAGAGCTGGCCCGGTGCATCAGAGGAAAAATGATAATTTCGGTGAACGATATCCCACAGATGCGCGAGGTGTTCACTGGACTGAACATACAGACAGTGAACATCAACTACAGTCTGGCGGGGAAACCCACGCCGCGCCGTGAACTGGTAATCTGCAACTTCTGAGACAAAACCGGAAAGCACAATGCTTTCCGGTAAACCAGACGATTTCTGCCATGCTACTGACGGCGCTTTCTGAAAGCGTCCAGATCAACCACCTGTCCTTTGTGTCCGGGTCAGTATCAGCCTGCGATTTTTCCTGGTTTTGGCTGAGTATAGAATCGCCCAATCTCAAGAAATGAGCGTTGTTGGTCTGGTGTCATGTTGTCAAAAGTATCTATTAATTTTTGTTTTTCGGGGGATATCCGGTTCTGAATTTCCACCTCACCATCTGTGCTCATACCCGTAAGAATGAAGGCAACATCTACTCCTGCGGCTCCTAAAACTACCAGTTTATCTAGCGGGATATTTCCTTTTTCCATCCAGTTATAAATCGTCGCCCGCGAGATACCAGTGGACTTAGATACCGCCAAAGGACCAACACGTTTTAATTCTGAAATGAGACGCGCATGTATTTTTTCTAAATTAATGGACATAAAACTTGCTCTGTCTAAATTTTTAGACAATAATCTATCACACATAACGCAAACATCATTGCACCAAACAAGGAGACAACAATGACTGCAGACCAGGTCAAAGCTCATTTCCGTCGCAATGGGATCACTTTTACCCAGTGGGCAAAACAGAACAACTACACCAGAGCGGAGGTTTACCGCGTACTGAATGGCCAGGTAAAAGCGAACTACGGCAAAGCCCATGAAATCGCTGTAAAGCTGGGATTAAAAACCATCACTGACGCTGCTTAAAAAGATACAGCATACGAAAAAGATTATCACATATTGAAAAGGTGTGCAGATGAGTAAGGCGAATGTTTCAAGCTCCGGCACCCGTATCCTTCGGGTACTTAAGGCACTGCGCGGTCATGCCCTGAACGGTATTTCCAACGGTGAACTGGCAGCAGCACTGCACGAGTCACCGGCAAACATCAACCGGGCACTCAACACCCTCATCGAAGAAGGGCTGGCTCTGAAACTGGAAAACGGACGTTTTGCGCCGGGCATCCAGTTGCTGCAGATCGCCATGGCTCATAACAATGAAATGGCCCATGCCCAGGCCCGTATTAATGAAATCAACCAGCGTGTTATCGCTGGCAGCCGTTAAGGAATAACTATGGCTCGTACAAAATCACAACCTGCTGAACTTGTCCCTGACGTGGAACTGAATCCTGAACTGGAATCAACCCAAAATTTAATGGCAACAGCTATCAGCCAGATTACTGATGAACGTGACCTGCTGAACCAATTACTTGGCCAAGCACAGATGGCAGGAGCATTCGAAGATTTTTCCCGCACCGTGCGGACTTCTAAACTGGCTTTTGTCAAAGAAAACAAGCTATACCGAAATTTAAAAGGCTCAAAAAGTCCGCACGGTGCGGAAAAAATGTCAGGAACATGGGAAGAATTTTGCAGTTTGCTTGGCAGGTCTGTTGATCAAGTAGATCGCGATATTGCCAACCTGAGAACCTTCGGCGAAGAAGCCCTCGAATCCATGTCACGTATGGGAATCGGTTACCGTGAATTACGCCAGTTCCGCCGGCTGCCGGACGACCAGAAAAACGCACTCATTGAAGTGGCCAAAGAAGGCGATAAAACGGCCCTGCTGGAATTAGCAGAAGAAATGATCGCCAGACACACAAAAGAGAAAGAAGAACTTAAAACTGATCTCGAAATCAGCCGTCAGATGCTGGCAGAGAAGAAAAGTGAAATCGAAGTTCTCAAGGATCAGACTGACGAACTAAAGACAAAACTGACGCGCCGCGCGACAACAGAGACACCTGATGAAGAAGGTCAGGTACTTGAAACTGAAGCCACCGGTTTTAAGAGCGGTGTACTCAGCGCTCTTATCAACCTCAAATGCGGTTTTGAGGCACTGGCCGAACACGCAGAACGTACAGGTATCAGCCATACCCACATTATGACAGGGTTGCTTGATGATATTGAAGCCCGTGTTGTCGATATGCGTCAGCAGTTTGATTTGCCTGACTTCCGCGAGATTGATGGCATGCCGGACTGGGTGAAAGAAGCACAGGAAGGGGATGAATAACATGGTCGCTTCACATCCGACACCACCAGTAAAAGAACGCGAACCACAAGAAAGCCTTTTTATGGACAGCCCGGAAGCTCTTGGATACGCGTTATGCACTCTTGTACCAGACATGATGGCGGGATTCAGCATCCTGACAAGTACCGGAGAAATCAGGATTTCAGCACCCGATGCGCCTGCATTTGCCACTGCAATGGAAACATTACTTCTGGAAAAAATTCACTATATCCAGAACGAACGCAGTGACCATTCTGCCAACAAACGGGCTGTTGAGGCTGCGGAGAAACTTCTGGAGAACCGTAAGAAATGGAAGCAATGGCAACAAGAAGTGAAGGCTAATTTATGAATCCGGCGCTGACGCAACGGCTCGTCAGCATAGCCGCCGCCGCTGACGCAGCTATACACGGCGAAAAAGAGGCGGTATACCGGGCGGCGTGTGAAGAATTACAGATGTCACGCGCCACCCTGCTAAAAAAGCTTAAGGGTGTACGGATGAGCAAACCACGCAAACAGCGATCTGATGCAGGTAAAACGACACTGACTCACGATGAAATGCTGACTATTTCTGGTGCATGGCTGGCATCACCTCGCCCTGGTAACGGCAAGAAAGGTTACAGCCTGGAGGATATTGTGGACGGTTTACGCGATAACGGTCTGATTATTGCTGGTCGAACCGATACTGAGACTGGAGAATTTTTCCCGCTATCAATTGACGCCATCAGTCGCGCCCTCCGCCAGCATCGTATGCATCCCGACCAGTTACGGGCACCATCTCCTGCTCTGGAGCTGGCCAGCCTGCACCCAAACCACGTCTGGCAACTGGATGCGTCTATTTGCGTACTGTATTACCTCAAAAATCCGGCTAAAAAGGCTAAGGGGGACACCGGACTGCGCGTCATGAGCGCAGCAGAGTTCAACAAAAACAAACCCCGCAATTTGGACCGTATTGTCAATGACAGGGTGTGGTCATTTGAAATCACCGACCATACCACAGGCTGGATTTACGTCGAGTACCGCTTCGGTGGTGAAAGCGCCGTCAACTTTCTGGAGGTGATGATTAACGCCATGCAGGAACGCGGTGGTGCAGACGTGCTGCACGGCGTGCCGAAGATTCTGTTTACTGACCCGGGCTCTGCACTTGTTTCAGCCTCCCTGCTCAACATGTGCCGGGCGATGGGTATTTGTACCATTCAGCATAAGGCTCACAACGCCCGGGCCACCGGTTCGGTGGAAAAAGCCCGTGACATTATCGAACGCAAGTTTGAAGGGGGGCTGCGTTTTCTGAGGGTGGATGATATTGATGAACTGAACCGGCTTGCACGTCTCTGGCGCATGAAGTTTAACCGCACAGCAATTCACAGCCGCCACTGTATGTCGCGTACAGATGCGTGGTTGAGAATTACCGAAGAGCAACTGGTAAAAGCCCCGGCACCTGAAATCTGCAGGGAACTGGCCATCTCTTTACCTGAAGAACGCACTGTTACCGGCAAGTTGCGCGTACCTTTCAGAGGCAAGGAATACGATGTGTCTGATGTTCCTGGTGTATTTGTCGGTGACAAGGTGATGGTTGCCCGTAATCCCTGGTCAGATGAGGAGGCCAGAGTCGTTATCATCAATGATGAAGGCTTTGAAACCTTCCATGTTATTAACGCAATACAGAAAGATGAACTCTGGCAGTACAGCACCAGTGCGCCGGTGATTGGAGAGGAGTACCGTCAGTTACCGGAGACCATTACCCGGACGAACCGCGATGAGGTGGAGCAACATACCTACGGCACTGCCAGCCGGGAAGAAACAGATGCGGCTAAAAAAGACAAAGCTCTGCCATTCGGTGGTCGCTTCAACCCTTATCTGGATATTGAGCGCGATGATCATCCTGCCTACCTGCCGAAGCGAGGCCAGGCCTCTGACGTACGCGGACCGCGCACTGAACAGCGTCCCATGACTCATGTGGAGGCCGCGAAAGCCCTGCGCGATAAGTTCAGCGCCGACGGCCTTACCTGGACGCCGGAACATTACCGCCAGTTAACGGCACAGTACCCGGACGGCGTACCGGAAGCTGCACTGGATGAAGTCATGGCCACGCTGACCACGCCGGCACGCAGCAGTGTTATCAGCATTGTTAACGGCAACTGAGGAGGAAAACATGCTGGTACTGAAGCAGCAACTGAAAGAGGCCCGTATCCCACAGGCGGTGGTGGCGAGAGCTGTCGATGTTTCTGAGGCCACGCTGGCCCAGATTGTGAATCATAACGCGTGGCCCCGCACCAGCCCCGGAGAAGTGCGCCGGCGTCTTGCGTCCTGGCTGGAAAGTCAGGGGATTGATACAACGAAGAGTTTTGATGCTGTACAGGGCGCAGCCACGCCCCGTACAGCGGGTACCACAGATAAAACGAGCCTCAGTGAGGAAGAGAATATGTTACTCAAAAAACAGGTGTTATTTCCAGCAACCAAAAAAGCGTTTGGTCTTTTCCGTGACCCGTTCGCCGATGAAGCCATGCAGGGTTCTGATGATGTGTTCACCACCCCGGACATTCGCTACGTGCGTGAGGCGTTGTACCAGACAGCCCGTCATGGTGGGTTTATGGCCGTCATCGGTGAGTCCGGTGCGGGTAAATCCACGCTGCGCCGCGACCTGACTGAACGTATCAACCGCGAGAATGCGCCGGTAATTGTTATCGAGCCATACATCATCGCTATGGAAGACAACGATGTGAAAGGGAAAACCCTGAAGGCAGCAGCGATTGCCGAAGCCATTATCAGTACCATCGCACCACTGGAAAGCATCAGACGCAGTCAGGACGCCCGTTTTCGCCAGTTGCATCGCGTCCTGAAAGACAGCAGCCAGGCGGGGTTCAGCCACGTTCTGGTGATTGAGGAGGCCCACAGTCTGCCCATTCCGACACTGAAACACCTCAAACGCTTTTTTGAGCTGGAGTCCGGTTTCAAAAAACTGCTGTCCATCGTGCTGATTGGCCAGCCGGAACTGGCGACAAAACTGTCTGAACGCAATATGGAAGTCCGTGAAGTCGTTCAGCGCTGTGAGGTGGTCGAACTTCTGCCTCTGGACAATAACCTTGAAGAATTTCTGACGTTCAAACTGCAACGGGCCGGTAAACAGCTGACGGACATTATGGACGCCGGTGCAGTGGATGCCATACGTGCCCGCCTGAGCAATCCGGGAAGTCACCGTAAAAATATGGTCAGCCTGCTGTATCCGCTGGCCGTCAGTAACCTGGTAATAGCCGCCATGAATCTGGCCGCTGAAATCGGGGTTCCACAGGTCAACGCTGACGTTGTCAAAGGGGTTTAATAATGAAATCCACCACAGGTATCAACCAGCAAATCAGCAAAGTGCAGTCAGCCATTATGGCGCTTAAGGCGACGAACACGGATGTACAAAGCATCACCATCAGGGGTAACAAACCTGTCATCCGCGTTTCCCGGAGTGCGCATTGCATGCGCATGCTTGAGCAGGGAAAGGCCTGTTATCTGTATACCGGACATGACCACAGGGGATATTTCCGTCAGGGCGTTTTCGAACTGCACGGCTGTCGCGTCGTGTGGCCGGAATCTTTGTGGTAATCAGCACAACTGGAGAAATCATAAAAAATGGCAAAAAGTACAAAAGGTGCAAAACGTATCAAGGCCGCAGCAGCACTCTGGGTGCCGGGGACACGTGAAGAGGTCATTGAGGGAATCAGACTACTCGGTGACGCACAACGTGAACTGGTCAGGGCTGAAACAGAAATGAATGACGCCATTGGCGATATCACCGCACGTTATGCCCCGCTCACCGAGAGCCTGAAAAAACGCATGGCCGAACTGCAGTCCGGTATTCAGACATGGTGTGAGGCACACCGTGATGAACTGACCGGCAACGGGAAGGTGAAGTTCGCTAACCTCACCACCGGCGAGGTGCAGTGGCGAAACCGTCCGCCGTCAGTCAGCATTCGCGGGGCGGATAATGTCATTGAACTGCTGAGACGTCTGGGGCTTGAGCGCTTTATTCGTGTAAAGGAGGAAATAAATAAAGATGCCATTCTGAATGAAAAAGAGGCTGTGAAAAATATTCCCGGTATTACCATAAAAAGTGATATTGAGGATTTTTCAATAATTCCTTTTGAGCAGGATGTGCAGTAAACACACCACGTTAATTATTTAATAAAAACATTTTCTTTTTTATTCCGGCGTCAGCGCCGCGGGCTTCTGCACGCCGGAAACAGAGGAGAATTAAATCATGATATTTAAATGTATTCAGTGCGAGAGGGATATAACAGCCCTGCGTTTTCACAGCGCCATCGCCGTGATGTCCGGTAAATACCACATCCCTGCGGTACGCGTCACCCTGGTCTGCCCGTACTGCAGCCAGCATTTTTCGGCAGACGTGCCCGTCATGGAATTCTCCCGCCCTGACAGGGAGGACTCGCAATGATTACCCCACAGGAAGCACGACAGCGCACCCGAACCCTTGTTGAACACTATGTCAACGAGTGTGAATGCCGCGACCTCACCGATGTGAAGCACGTCCTGACGGCGCTAATCAGCATTGCCGCTCAGGCCATTGTGGCGACCAACGGAAAGGCGGCTGCCCTGCAGGTACTGGTGAACACACTCACCCACACGGCAGAGCATGAGGTGCCGTACCGGATGGAAACCACTGCAGAAGGCGGCCTGCACATCACCGTCAGCCGGAAGCACTGAGGGCGCGGCATGACACGGAACACCATACTCACCCGCACCGCCCTCTACCGTCTGGCCCTGCAGCGTTTCGGGCCGGACGCACAGGCCCTGAAACTGACAGAAGAGGCCGCTGAACTGGCGGCCAGTGCTGCCCGCAATCTGAACGGACAGGGCAGCGAAAGCGACCTCGCGGCAGAGCTGGCAGACGTGGAAATCATGACAGAGCAATTGCGCCTTCAGGGGATGGACCGGCTGATTGACTTCCACAAACAGAAAAAACTGGAACGTCTGGCTGCACGACTGGGCGTGATTTACACGAACGAGTAACCGGGAGGCATTCAATGGCTGACATACTCAGTGAAATCACCGCATGGATACTGATTCTTACTGGCCTGGCGACATGCCTCAGTGCGGGGGCAGCCCTGGCTGCCCTGCTGATGCACATAACAACACAGTGGTTATGGGAAAAGCTTAAAGCAGCATACAGCCTGAAAGAGCTGTCCGACGCTGTCCGGGCATGGAAACGGCAGAAAAATACCGGAGATACAGAACAATGACAGACCAGAATAAACACATTGAGAAACTGAAAAAGTTGCTGGCGCTGGCCGCATCCGGCAACCCGCACGAGGCCGCTCTGGCACTGCGCCGAGCCCGTAAACTGATGGATGTTCACGGCATCACACATTCCGACATTGCTATGAGTGATATTGATGAAACCATCAGTCATTACTGGCCGACAGGCAGTCTCCGTCCACCGCGCTACATGCTGGGCCTGATGAACATCATCCGCGAGGCATTTGGTGTTAACTCCATCATTCACCCCGGCACGCATCCGTCTGTGGGGTTCTACGGTAACCGGGAACGAGCGGCACTGGCTGCGTACACCTGGGAAGTGCTGGTCCGCCAGCTGAAAAAGGCGCGTCAGCAGTATATCAGCGCACAGAACAAAAGAATAAAAAACGCCACCCGTACCAGCCGTGGAGACCAGTTTGCTGAAGGCTGGGTACTGGCCGTTATCAGTGAAATACAGTCCTTTGCCCTGACCGATGATGAGCGTGAACTGATGCAACAGTGGCTGGAACATAAATACCCGCAGACGCAAACCACCAGGGCGCGTAAACCGGGAAGAAGCCGCAATGGCGACGCCTCGCGCTATGCGGGGTTTCGTGAAGGGCAGAACGTCAGACTGCACCGCCCGGTCAGTGGGCAGGAACAACAGAAACTGGAGGCCAGATGATTACGCTATCAGGTAAAAGCCGGAAATTAAAAGCCTGCCGAATATCTGCCAGATACCTTTTTGCCCGCGCCTTTTTTAAGAACGTCAGGCCGGGGATCACAATTGGTGTTATTGCCGGACGCGAACAGGTTGAAAAATACATGTCAGGTGCATGGTGGAATAACGACCCTGTCATTGCTGCCCGTAATATTCATATCAGTTGGGGGGATATTCAGAATGACTACTGAAACCATTGTCTGTTTTCTTTTCTGGTATATGTACGCAGGATCATGCAGCGCAAGACTTCATCGTTCCCTGGGCTATGGCAGGCACTACGACACCGCGCATTACATCCTGTACATGACCGCCGTCATGTTGTTCTGGCCAGTCACCCTGCCAGCTGCAACCGACATTGTTGCCGACAGACTGAAAAAAAGGAGATGATATGCAGAAAAAACGCCTGATACAGCTTATCCATATTGCCCGTAATGAACTGGGTATGGATGAAGACACCTACCGCCAGATGTTACAGGGGCTGACCGGTAAAGCCTCAACCAAAGGAATGGATACCACACAACTAAACTGCGTGCTGGAATCCATGAAAAAGAAAGGCTTTCGCGTTAAACCAGCCAGAAAAGCCAGCTCCGGTTTACCGCTTGATAACCATCCGCAGTCCAGGAAAATTCGTGCGCTATGGCTTGAAATGGCTGCTGCCGGCATTGTTCGTGACCGTTCAGAAAATGCATTAGCGAGGTGGATCAAGCGGGAAACGGGCATCAGCGCCCTGCGCTGGCTCAGTACTGAACAGGCAAGCAGTGTTATTGAGAAACTGAAGAAGTGGCAGCGCAGAGCTGCGGGAGTCAAACATGAGCGACCTGAATCAGTTTCGAAGTAAGGGGCCGGAACTCCTGGTGGAACTGGCACAGCATACCTCTGAGACCGTTCGCGAGATTATTGATATTGAGCCCGAAGTTGCCGACCAGATTGGTCAGGCCGTCGCGAACCGAATGATGCAGGTCTGGGGCGGGCAAAACGTTTATTTTCCTATGGGCATGGTATGGAAGGTCAGTCAGCGCGACCGGGAAATCTTCAGGGAGTTTAACGGACGCAACCACCACGAACTGGCCCGCAAGTTTGGTGTTTCGCTTCAGTGGGTCTACAGCGTGGTTAAGCGGGTCAGAAAAGAAGAACTGGATCGGATGCAGGGCAGGTTGTTTGATGAAGATCTGCCAGAGGAGACGAAAGACGTTAACAAATCCAGATAATTCCTGCTTGTTAAAGTCCTTTCAAAAATCTCCTTATTGTATAAAAGCACGGTAGACCCCTTACCGTGCTTTTTTTATGCTCTCTCTTTAGTATTCAGGATGCAGGGAGAAAATATGTTTGACGTTTCGTTGTTAAATCTGCCATGGGCAACACTGGTGACCCTGACCAGTGGCTATATTGGGTATTTTATTGCGAATGTGGGACTGAAGGATCACCACAAGCCCATTGAGGTGACTTTTTCTTCGCTGATTTTTGGCCTGACAGCAATGATGGCTTACCAGGCTGTTATGTGGGCAGGTCTGAATGCCTGGCTGGCAACACCACCAGCACTTCTGTGTGCCGTTACATGCGGTGCGTGGTGGCGCAGGTACGGTCGCAAATGGATGTACAGATTACTGTGGAATAATGATATTTCATGGTCTGACGATACCAGCTCAGCATGGCAGGCAATGTTTGATCAAACAGGCTTCAGCGTTACCGAGGTCAGAGTGATTCTTCGCGATGGTTCCGGTATGATGTCACGACTGCCAGGGAACTTTGAAGAGTGGCCTAACGGTCCGTTTACCCTGGGGAATAAAGGCGATATGGTTCTTTACGTCACGCACAGCAGCCCTTCAGGCAGTAACGAATGGGAAGAGTATAAAGGCGTGGTTGATAAGTACTGGGGAGCTCTGGCAACCTATATTCCAGCAGATCAGATTGCCAGAGTGGAGATCAGGCGCGTTCGTGCGACGAACGATGAATGA